CGCGGCGGCCAGGGCCTGTTCGTTCACAGTACGGGCATCCGCGCCCGTGTCCTGCGTGGTCGTCTGTTCCATTGCAGGTTTCTCCTTTTGTGGGCTGATTGCCCGTACTGAATCGTTCGGTTGTGCGCTCAGAAAGCACGTATTGAAATCGGCCGGCACCGTGCAAGGTGAAATCTCGAACGGCTCCCAGTCGGTGGCCTTGAACATGCCAATTTCCTTGTCGTTCAGGTAGGGCGGTTTGCCCTCCGGCATTCCCTCGGTCTGCGCATCCACCTTTTCGCGTTTGTACACGAAGGTTCCGAAGCTGAGGTTTTGCAGGATGCCGGCACTGGCTTTGCGGAACATCTCGGCGCCATCCGGATCGCCCAGGTCGAATTGCAGCGTGGCCATGCCCTTATCGCCATTGGGCCAGGCGCGGCGCACAACGCCCAACTGGGCCCGCGTGCCGACCTTGCCCGCCATGAGGGACTTGAAATCGTCCCCGGTGAAATGGGTGTCGAACACCGGCGCGCCGTTGTTCAGCCGGTCGAAGCGGCAGCCCTGCATGTCGAGCTGGAGCATGTAGGGTTCGCCTGTCGCGCGGTCAACCCTCGGGACGGCGGCCCCGCTGTACCAGACCACATCGATGGTGCCGTCCTTGGCGTTGGCGGTACTCGGCAGCACCTGCGCGTCGGCGGAGAAGATCTCGGCGTCATGCTGCGTAGGCAGCGCGCCGGTACTCGCAGGGGGTATTTCGGTTCGTAGAAGCGGCATCGTGCCTCCTAATCCTTCACCGCGCTGACGGCGATGTAGTCGTTTTCACCCAGCTTCTTCAACTGGTAGAGTTGCTTCTGCAGCCACGCGACATGACCCTTGAACTTGTCGTCACCCTCGCGATGCCACTTCACCAGGTGCTGGTAGAAGTGGAAGTTCGACATATCGCCGGCGTCGTAGCACTGTTTGCAGAGATCGGTGAACCGCGCGATGGCAGCCTGCTCGGCGGCAAAGGCATCGTTCAGAATCTCGGTGACGCTGTCGTGGGTCGCGGCGGGCTTCAGCTCAATCGTGGGCGCGCCTTCGAGGAACAGCACGCGGCTCACCAGGCACTTCATGTGATCCTCGCACTGCTCCTTCATCTGCTTCAGGCCATCGGCCAGATCCAGGCCCAGGCGCTTCACGTCCCGCTGATCGAGAAGATACTGAAGCATCATGGATCCCTCCATGTCGGCGGCCTCTTGAAGCCCAGCGATTACCTGTGGGTTCCCTTTCATAAACGTCCTTCCTTGTGGTTGAGTTAGCCGCGGTAAAGCCGTGGGGCCGATTCGAAACCGCTGCCGGCGCGCGACATGCCGGCGACGAGTAGATCCTTGACCATGCCCAGGTCCTCTTCCGAGAGCGCCGCGAATCCCTGGCCCTTGGACTTGGTGGGTGCCGCTTTGCTACTCGGGGTTCGCTCCTCCGTTGCCGCCGGCTGCTCCTGGCCGCGGAGCGTCGTGTTGCGCGGGTCCGAGTCCAGGATGATTTCGAATTTGTCCACCAGCTTGTTAAACAGTGCAATCTGCTGAAGCTGGGTGGGAGGGTCGTAGCCGTTCTCCAGCACGGCCTCGAACCAGGTCTTGCGGCCCATGCGGACATCTTTCAATACGCCCTCTGCGTCCTTCACCGGATCCACCGATTCGAACCGTGGTGCGGTCCACTGCACACTGCGCAGTCCGATATTCGGGTCGTTGGCCGCGGATTTCGGAATCTTGCCCTGCATAATCAGCGTGTCGATGAACCGCCGCCACACAGGCATCGCGAATAACGGAATCAGGGTAAGCCAGCGAAAAGCTTCCACGGTGTTGCGAAACCCCAACATGCCGCCGCGCCAGGAAGAGTAGTTCACCTGCGACATGTCGCCGGTCCCGAGTTCGTAGGGCAAGCCAATGCCAGCCATGATCCCTTGCAACTCGGTCATCTTGTATTCGCGGTACCCGCCCGCAGGCGGCGGATTGTTGAACTTGATGTCCTGGCCAGGCTTCAGATACTCGACCATGCCGGGCTGGAAGCTCTCGACCGGGATCCCACTGGATGGATCGGTTCCCGCGATGCCCAGCGGATCGCCATCGACACCCTCCGGTTGTTGCACGAACGCCGTGACACAGGCTTCCACCTTCTTACGCACGCGCTCCGCGTCGCAGTAATCGTCGAGATCCCGGAGCGCCATCATCACCGGCGCGAGCCACGGCACGCCGCGAACCTGGCCAGGCCGGAGCACGCGGTAAACGTGCATGATCTGGTCGGCCGGAACCGGCTGGCTCACAATGCCCCCGCGCGGGTTTAGGATCAGGACGCCGCCGGGGTGATAGCTGAACAGCCAGTACGCGACGCGGCGTCCCATTTCGTCGAACTGCACGCCCTCCATCACATGGCCGTTGACCAGCCCCATCGTGTGGGCCTGATCGAGGAAATCGGCTTCGAGCATCTGAAGCTGAAGCGGAATACGCAGGCCGGCGTCCGCAGGCCGCGGCCGGAAACGGACAATGGCTTCTCCCGATTCCGCCATGGTGCGGACGGTCAACGTCTGCATGCCATGGAAATCGAGGCGCTGCGGCGTGTCGCAGCTGTCGGCGAAGAACGGCCACTCAGCGTCAATGATCTTGTCGATGGCCGTGTTGCCGGTCTTGGCCTTGGGCACGATCCCGGTCCCAACCACATTCCCGGCGAGTTCCTCCACCGCGCGCGCCGCATAGGGATTGTTGCGGATGAGATCGCGGCTGCGGTTGCGAAGCCAGATGAGCGACCCCATCAGCTCGACGTTGGCGTCGGTCGAGGCGGCGTACCAGCCGTGGGCGCGGCGGCCAGCGGTGGCGCCTTCGTAGCGGAACCGCTGCGCGTGCCGCTCCAGGTAGCCCGTGGTCAATTCGAGCGCCACGCGACTGCGCACACGCTGCAACGCGACGCGCGGCGCCACGATGCTGATGGCCTTATCGAGAAGATTCATTCCGTTACCATCTGTCGTCCAGCGTTGGGCCAGTGGGACCGTCGCCGCGCTGGTGCTGCGCGAACCGGACCCGGCTCCCGGTCTGCCCGCTGGCCCGCCGGATGTCCTCTTCAATCTCGGCCTTCGCCTTACGCAGATCGTCCACGGAGCGATACGTTACCTCGCGCCCATCCGGGAACCGCACTTTCAAGGTGGGATTCCCGAGCGCCTGGTTGACGGCGTCCAGGTTCGATTGCAATTGCTGAACGGTCAGGGCCATATCAATTCCTTCCGAACCAGTTGCGGCGCGGTATCCATGGGTCGTCCCCGCGCTCAGCGGGAGGCGGGGCCGGCCGCTCGGTGTTGGCCGGCGTTGTCACCACCGCAATGTTCGACGGCGTCTCTCCTCGGCGTGTCTGCACCATCCGCGCGAAGCGGTCACAATGCACCGGCAGTTTCAAACCGCTCGCGTACAGTGCGTGCAGCGCCGCGTACGCGAGGACCCGGGCGTCCAAGCCTTCGTTGCGGGCGTTGGCCGGCTTCCGCCATTCCTGCTTCGGAAACCCGTTGTGGTACCGCGTGAACTTTCTCTCGGCGGTCAACTGCTCGAAGTACTCAAGGTCCCGCCCGATCGGGAAGTGGCAATAGCCCGGCCCCACATCCCGGAGCTTCAGCCGGTCATAAATCGCTGTCTTCGCCGCATCCACACCGATCATGAAGAATGGCGTCTGGTTCTTCCGGCTCGGCTTGCGCGGCCAGATCGGCGACTCGCCCGCGCGTCCCTTGGTGGCGTAGACACGCCGGTTGTAGCGGTCGCGCGTGAAATGCAGCACGGTGGCATCCTTAAACCCGCAGTCGATGCACGTCGCAACGATCCGCATCGGCAGCCCGGACGCATGCAGGTACTCGGAGAGCAGCAGGCCTTCCAAGTGCTCCCATACCTCGTTGCGGGTTACATCGCCTGGAATCACATGGTAGGCAATCGACCAGGATTCTTCATCTCGTCCCCATCCGGCGATTTCCATCTCCAACCGGTCGGCCTGCACGTCGACGCCTGCCGTAATCAGCGCCACCCCGTCCGGTGCTTCAGCTTCGAAAGGCTCGCAGCGATTCCACAACGCGTGAGCGTCCGTCGCTACTTCGTGGGTCTCCTCCCACAGTTCGGCGAGCACGGTGTTCAGAAATGCTTTGAGCGTCTCCGGCGACTTCTTCGCCGCCAGGAACTCCACGGCAATCTCGCCCCACGACTTCTTTGGCGAGATCAATTGCGAGACGCGAAAGCCGGGAATCGGCGAGGACGGGTTTGCCGCGCGGTATTCGCCGCGCTCCACCATCTCGGCTTTCAAGCGGTGAGGAATCAGTTCGCGACACTCGGCGCAGCGATACGCGGCGTCTTCTGGCTTCCCCTCCGGCCACACCACGCCCGGCCCCGTGCCATCGCCGAACGTGAGCACCTGGAAGCACCCGCACTGCGGGCAGGGCACGAAGTAATCGCGCTGGTCGCTCTCACGCCACGCCAACTCGATGCGGCTGACACCCTTGATCGTTGGCGTGGATGCCATGACGATCTTCTTGTTGTGGGCGAACTCCGCGGTGCGCTGAATAGCCAGCGATACCGGGTCGCCCTCCGTGCCCGCGCTCGCCGGGTAGCGGTCCACCTCATCCAGCAGCGCATAGCGGATCGGCCGCATGGCCAGGCCCGAGGGCGAGATCGCCCCGGTCAGCGTGATCTGCCCTGCGCCATTGGCGAGAACCTTGTGCAGTGTGGTGTTGCTCGAATCGCGCGACTTGACGGGCGCGATCTTCCCACGGAGTGCCGGCGTCGCGCGGAACATGGGCGCCACGCGGTCTTTCGAGAGGGCCTTGGCATCCTCGGTGCGCGGCTCCACCACCAGCACCGGTCCCGGATCCACATCGGCGATGAAGCCGATGAAGTTGAGGAGCACTTCCGTCTTGAGGATCTGCGCTCCCGATAGCACCACGACTTGGCGGCAGGGATGACTGGGACTGAGCACGTCCATCGGCTCCCGCTGGTAGGATCGGGTGCGCCACTGGCCCCGTTCGGCCGCCGCGCCGCCGGTCAGCACGCGGTTCTCATCCGCCCACTGCGAAACAGTAATGTCGCGAGGCGGCAGCATCGCCGCGGCACCAACCTCATGGATGGAGAACGGCTGCATGTTACAAACCAGCGTCCGCGATGGCTTTGCTCACCTTGCGCAGCACCGCCTCATCGTCGTTTTTCAATAGCCGATGGATGGCCTTCTCGTCGTTGACGGCGGCCAGCATGGGCGCCAAACGGTCGGCACGCGCCTGGAGGTGGTCTTTCACGATGGCCGAGAAACTCGCGGCATACTCCGAGGCGCGCACCGCCTGGATCAGCTTGCCGGCACGCTCCTCGTATTCCAACTGCGCCGTTCGCGCTTCGAAACTCGTTTTGACCGCTCGCGCGCGCAGGTATTGAGCAACCGGATCGCCCGTTGCGGCTGGCGGTTCGGGCATCGGGGAAACGCGTTCCTTCGGTGCTGCGGCCGCCGCTCGATTGACCGTCTGGCCGGCGAAGGTGTTCTTGGCCCATTCCTGGTTGGCGCGCTCCGGATCGATGCTCCCGTCGGGCAGCGTCGTGATGCGCTTGCTGGCGATGGCTTTCTGCACGGCGGGCAGACTGCACCCGCGCATCCGCGCGTAGGCCCGAAGAGAAATGCCCATCATCGCCATACGTTCGCCCAGTGAATCTTTCTTTTGAAAAAGCGAACTTCAGAGTTGCTATTCGCCGCGACTGAAGTGATGTATGTGTTCGATGCCACGCACCACCAAGACCACCAAACAGACCGCCGCCGCCTGCTACGCCGAACGCCACGCCGAGTGCCAGGACCTCCTGAAACGCATCGCCTTCCGCCTGGACGTCCACCGTGGGTGTCAGGCGCAGGAACCCGCCAACTGGGGGTACGCTGGCGACCTCGGCCGCGTCACAGAGGAACTTGCCTACGTCCTCGCCAGCCTGGGCGACCGCAGCGCGGTGGACCAGAAAGGACTGGAGTACTGAACATGCAGAAACACAACGTACAAATCGGCACGACCTACATCGTGAAGGTCAGCGGCACGCTGGCCAAGGTTCGCATCACGCGTGAACACCCACGCGGCGGATGGTACGGCACCAACCTCGCCACCGGCCGCGAGATCCGCATCCGCACAGCCGCCCGCCTCCGCTCGGAGGCGAAGCCGGATGGAGAAGAGCGCATCGATAAAACCCGCAACCCGCGTTTGCCGGACTTCAGCGCCGACGAACTGCGCCGCGTTGTGGAACGGGCCAAGGCCGAGATCCTCGCGGACGTCGCCGCCGGGACCGTCCCCAGCACTTGTGCCTCCTTCAGCGAACTGCACGACTACACGGACGCCAACGGCTACGGCGGGGCGTTTGAGCGTCCCTTCGACAACGAGGAAACGGACTTCTGGAACGCTGTCCAGGATGCCGTTGACGCATGGATCAAGCAGGGAGGCTTGCAACGCCTCACTGACGAAGAGGCGCGCCGGATCGCCGACGAGATCGAATTCTGAAACAGGAGACCA